AGAATATACAAAGATAAACCTTGATGGTGGAGATAACAAAGCTAAAGACCATATGATACTAGCTGATAGCGTATATGAAAAACTCCAGGAGATTAATGGTGGTGTCATAGCATTGAATGCAAAAATTAAAGGAAGAGTAATAAGCTAATGTTTGCACAAAGCAAAAGAAAAAGAAAATCTAATGGGACATTCAAGAAGGATGTGAGGTGGACTCCTTGGAACGAAGCATGGGAGTATACAATGAGTGAAGAACTTAAAGATATGCTAGAACGAGTTACTTGGACATTCGTAGAAGCCTTTATTGGAGCGTTAACTATCGCACCTTTAGTAGGAATTGAAGCGGAAACAGTCCAATTAGCTGCTTTATCAGGAGGAGCTGCCGCTCTTGCTGTTATAAAGGCTTACGCCAAAAAACAAATTGGTGGTTCTAGTACGCAAAAAGTATCTAAATAACCTACTAATCTTCTTTGTCCTGTATAATAAAGTTGACAGGGCAAAGGAGGTATAGTGCCTAACATACCAAAAGAATGGGGAAATAATTTCTACAAGACTGGGTGGCAACCAGGACTAGAGGTCAATGAACAGACTGGTCTAGGTGAGATTACTCATGTAGGAACAGACCCAAATTACAGAAATAAATTTGATTCTATATTAAAAGAATGGGGATTCGACCCAGAACACTACGAAATTGAAGGTAGTGTAAGAGCATCATCTTGGAATACACAGCTAAAAGGTGGAACAGTTGAAACTTTTTATGCGTTTAAAGGCATTGTAAGAAAAAAGAAGCCTGGACATGACAGGTATTTTCAAGAATTATTCAAACAAGCTAAGAGAAAACCACCTATAAAGAAGAAATACAATGCAGGTAACACTGCTTTTATGTGGTTTATGAGTGACTGGCAACTCGGAAAAAAAGATTATGGAGTTGAGAACACTATCAAGAGATACGATAGAGCATTACAAGATGGAGTAAACAGGATTAAAGACCTGCGTAAACTCGGAGTACAGATAGATGAAATCTATATGGTAGGTTTAGGTGACCTTACTGAAAACTGTACGCCTTTTTTCTTTGAGAGCCAACCACACAATGTTACTTTGTCATTGATTGAGCAATACGCATTGGCTAGGTCAATGATTATGAAAACGATTGACACATTCCTACCTCATGCACCTAAGCTAGTACTCGCAGGAGTACCAGGAAACCATGGAGAAATGTCTAGGACAAGCAAAGGTCAGGTAGCTACATCAAGACTCGATAACTCAGATACAATGCACTTGCAAATATGCCAGGAAATTATGTCTGCTAATCCTGAGAGGTATGGGAAAGTAGAAGTAAATATACCTGATGGATTTCATCAAACACTTATAATTAAGGGTAAGTCTTGTAGCTTTACTCATGGACACATGAGCGGTAACCGAGGCGGCAACCCTGAAGCTAAGATTGAAGCCTGGTGGAAAGGTCAGATGTTTGGATTCTTGCCTAGTGGAGATAGTGAGATTCTAGTAACTGCACATTATCATCACCTAAGAATGAAACAACAAGGTGACAGGACTTGGTTTCAAGCACCATCAATAGATAAGAGCATAGACTTTACTGCACAAACTGGACTTTGGTCGCACCCAGGTGTCCTCACTTTCACAATTAGTGATAAAGGATGGGATAACTACTTCCCTCTATAAAGGTAATTCTTTATATGGTTTTAAGTTACCCATAAAATCTTTTTCAGGATAATGCTTTATAGGTATTGTATTGTCTAACCAATAATCTCTTAATTTAAGATGGTCAACCCATACTGGTTCAGCATCAGGTGATTTGAAATACATGATACCTACTTTAACTTCTTTGAATCTCGCACCTTTAAACGCCATCTCTTGAATCTTAAAGTAATCTTCTTCTTTGAGTTTGTTTGTACCTTTAACTTCTATAAAAAAGATATAACCTTTACGAACCAGGATGTAGTCTGATAGTAGAAGTATCTTTGTTGCAAACCAAAACAAATCTAAAAAGCTTTCTTTGGGGTCAGTTCCTATTCTTAAATAGTCGTGAAATTCTTTGCAGTCGTTTTCTTTTAAGTAGTTCTGCATAGCAATATCCGCCATGTCATCTCCTGAGTTTCTTTTACTGTATGAATCTTTGTATGTCGGCATTTTATTCCTCCTTTAATGTATCCAGGCATTCGTTACATGCCATGTAGTCTTTGCTTGTAAGTGGAAATAGGTGTGGTTCATAACACATGAAGCATATAAACCTCCTAAATTCCTTAGGTGTATAACTATTCTTAAAGATAAAGTTCTTTAAATAAAATAGTATGTTAGAAAGGTAGCTCATCTTGTTCATCCTCCTGTTTTGCTTTTTGGACTAAGGCATGACACTCACGCCATATCCATATAAAAGGGTTTCTTGCATCTGCTTCTTTGTATCTACCTCCGCAAAAAACATTACCCTCTTTGTCTGTATAAAATATCTTATTATCTTTGCATAAATAAGATTTATGTTCTGTATGTGGTTCAAGTGGTATATCGAAATTATGATTAGGATACTTTGCTTGTAACTTTTTCTTTAATCTCTCTATACCACTAAAATCCGCTTGTTCTAGAGCCATTCTGTTGGACAGTCAGTATCTCCCCAGGCAGTCCAACCACAACCATCATTGTCTTTGTAGTTGCTACAACTCCAACTAGGTATCTTAGAAAACTTAGGGTCCTCTGCTTTCTTCTTTCTGTTGTCCTCAATGTATTCAGATTTACCACATTCAGGACAGTTTTGTGTAAGGTCTTTAACCTCTCCAAAAACATCCTCAATCATGTCTGTATCTGTTTTGTCAGCTGCTACCTCTTTTTCAAACAGGTCTAAGAACGCACTCATGTCATCATTAGTCCAGGACTCAACATCTTTAGACAATCCTGATTTCTTAAACGCATCACGCTTGTAGTTTTGTGCTACATTTTTGTCTAACTCAAATCCATCTATAAGCATATTCATCTGGTCAGCTTTATTTGTAGATGGTTTTTCAGTAATAGATTCAGCAAAATCTTTCTTTGCTTTTTCTAATACTTCTATGTCCTCTTTGTCTGTTGTCATCTTTGGTTTCTCAACTTTAACATCAGCAGGTTTGTTACCTACTTTAGACATCTCTTGCTTACTTGGTCTAGGTGCTTTTGCTCCCTGGTATTTCCAGTTAGCTAATGCTCTACCAATAGCGGAAGTTTCGCAGTTTTCTACCCAGGCATCAGTATTAGCGAACCCACCTTGTCCCTTAGTTTCTTGTGCTATACCAGTAGAAACTGGGTGTTCATCTGTATTCTTTATATAGATTTCTGCTTTGATAGTGACACAAGTACCATCAGCAGTTTCATGCACTACTTCTGTACTGATTCTACCCTCAGGGTTATCACTCCAATATACTTTTAATCTATCTTCTACTGTTTCATAATTATCTAAATTAAATTTAGCCATTATTCCTCCTCATTCTCAATGTCCATATTCTTTAGGACATCATATATTGTTTGTCTTGTTACATCTAAGATAGATGCAATCTTAATCGCACTAAATCCATGCTTCCTGGCGTGTACAATAATCTCATCTCGGCGTTCTCTAAGTCGTACCTCTTGTAATTGTTTGAGTTCCATATCCTCTCTAATAATTTTTAATGAATCCTCAATCTCGTTAAGCGGTATAGTTTCGGTTTCTATTCTGATACCATTTACATAAGTGATACCATCAACTTTTTGTAGTTGCATTTTTACTCCTTGTTCTTTCATTTTTAATAATACGATACCTAATATAAATTATGTCAGTTAGCCAGTTCGCTAGTACATAAGCACCAACTATATAAACAGGCAACGACAGAAAAAAATAAAATATTACTTTATCTATTGCGTCCATTCTATCCTCACACTCTCCAATCTTTTGTTTGTAATTTTTCCAGTATAGATACATTCATCCATACTCCAGGTTCTTGCTAGTCTAATTTTCCCAGTCAAGCTAGGTAATAACCTGGTCTTGTGTTCTTTAATTAACAATTACTCCTCCTCCATCTCATTGAGTATTTGTATTGTGTTCTCGTTGTGGGATTCTACAAACTCATCCATAAGTTCTGTAACTCGTTGTGGATTAACTTTAGTCATGATTAGAGTTTTTTCTACTCGTTGTCCTCCACACGCATTCGCTAGTTTAATAGCCCACTTCTTTAGTTCTTTAGGCGACTCAAATATATTAGCCATTTTATCTCCTTCTCTATTTCTTTGTTTTGTTTAGGCGGCTTCTAGTTCAACTAACTTGACTAAAAACATACCTGCATGGTCCTTGAGTTCTCTAACCTTGCACAATGCTTCGTGCTTGTTGTCAAACTCATATCGTATTGTGCCTCCATAAACACTTACGCTTATAACCTGGTATCTCATAGCTCCCCTATGTAATCCTTACTTTAATTCTAATCATGTATCCTCGTTATGCAAGTCACACTTGACACTATTATTCTTCCTCCTTTAGTAGTTCATCTTCCTCATCTGAACATTCTTCTAGCCAGGAATCTAGTTTTAATACCTCTATACATTCTGAGGGTGTAATAGTGTTCTTACCTCTAAACTGTATACCCTCAACAAGTGGTAGTTCTGTATTTAAAGGAGTGTAATCTCCTGCTAATATATCCCATTTGTGTTCGTTGTATATCTTTATAGATTTAACCGCAACATCTACTAAACGAACATCATGTCGTGGGTAAAAGTTACCCAGTAAATGTGCTTTTAGTCCTTGTTCTAGTTCAAGTTCTGCGAATGCTTCTGCTTGTTGTCTACCCATTAGTTATTCTCCTATTCTTTGTTTGTTTGATTCTGTAAGAATCTAGGAGGACACAAAACTAAAACGAAAATGTCCTCCAGGATGATTACAAATTAATTATTCCATCCTCCTTTTATGTCTACTCCATCAATTTCTGCTCGTTTAACGAATGCACGATATTCAAAAGTATCTCCTCGTTCTAATACGAACTCATCACGATATTTAGATAAGTGTTGGGCAGTAGTCATTGAGTAGCCGCCGCTCATAAGAACGCATCTACCATCTTTGTAATAGCCGACTATTGTTCCATAACTGTACAGAAGTACGATAGAATAGTGTCCCTCGTTGTCCTGGACTGTTCTCCTGGACATTGTGCCAGTACTGTTTGTAGGTATGCGCCCCAGTTCTCTAGTTGCTTGTGTAGTCATTAGTTGTTCTCCTTTATGTTTGTAATGTCCATCTTACTAGACTCCTGAATTAAAGTGTTCATATTTAGTTAAATATACTTTTAGCTTAATATTTGAACTCCAGTCCCATTCGGTTGTTATACCATGTTGTTTTAGTATGCCGATTAGTAACTTATAAGCAGCATGTGATTCGCCTCTATGTTGTAGGTAGATGTATTCTCCTACATGTGATTCTGGATAGCCATCCCAGGTTGTATTGTCCTTGTTCTCTTTGTATGCTTCTTTATATCCCTCTTTGTCCTGGATATTGTACGCCACATAGTTACTAGCATCTTCTATCCGAGGACTACCTGGAACACAAGTAGAACAACAATTGTATTCTAGGTTGTCAGGTGTTCCTGTTGTCCATTGGGTAAAGGCGTCTAGTTCATAGAACACTTTATCCAACGCACTCAGCAGGTTTTTACGCCTACTGATTGCAGTTCTTTTAGTTAGTTTGTTTGTCATTAGTCATTCTCCTTTTTAGTTTGTATGTCGTATTTTGGGTATTTATAAATATCTTTAGTTGATGGTTCAGCACAAGTATTTTTATACCAGGCATAGCGTCCATCATTGTAACATTCTCTAAACTCCGAAAAATCATTTATGTCTTTTTCATAAAGTTCTTTGTATCTAGTATTTAATAAATTAAGCTTGCATCCATCACAAATTTCAATGTTTTGTTTTGCACTATAAATTAAATTTTTAAATTTAAGATAATCCACAATTTTATCGTGAGAATCATTCCACATTGTTGTCGTGCTTGAATCGATATAATTCATTCCACCATCAAAACAATTAGGGCAACTTGCCCATAGTTTGTTAGTAGTTTGTTTTTTAAAGAATCCAATATCAGCACATTCACGACAGTAAAATTCTCTTTTGTATTCCTTACGAGCAGGATTAAGAGTGTTATCCACAATTTTATAAAATTCGTTACTCATTAGTTTTTCTCCTTGTTTGCTCTTAAGTTTTTTTCCCTGTTTGCTCTTATTACTTCCAATTCAGGTATATAATCAAAAACTAGAAGTTTTTCTTCGTGTTGTCCAAAAACATTATTACAACAATCCATGCACAATTCGTTGTGAATGTCATCAGTTTGTTGAAATATTGTGTCACATAGTTCGCAAATATAAAATTGATTCTCCATTAGTTTTTCTCCTTATCCCATGTCCCAGTGAACTTCACACTTAGAAGCACAATAGTAACTATTTAGATTACTCTCGAATGAACTGAAATCAGTTGTTATTCTGAAATCCTGTTCTGACTGGTAACTGTACAGTGTTCCGCATCCATCACACTGCCAGAAATCCAATCGTGAAAACACTGCAAATTCTTCGTTGTTACTTGCTAGTGAATCCCACACAATATATTTATCTAGTTTTTGATTAATTAAGTTAGGCATTTTAGTTCCTCTTTTCTTTAGTTTGTAAGATTGAGTATACACATCCTAGAAGTAATGCAAGGTATTTCTTTTATTTATTTTCTAGGTTATCTCTTCTAATGAGTTCCTCAATATATTCTGCTTGAAAGATATAGAAGTTCATTCGTTTTTCTATTTCTTCTATCAAACTTAACTTATCTTTCTTTAGTTGCTTGATAAAGTATTTTAGTTCTTTATCTCTTTGTTCTTCGTTGTATCTCATATCTATACCTATAGGGGAAAAGTTTTTTATTTCTAGGCGGAAATTCACAAATAGTTCAGACATAAGGTTAATAGGAGGTGAAAAACAAACATGAAACATAGCTTCAAATACCTACAATATAAATATCAAACTCGTTGTCTTTGGTGCGGTGCTTATCACTCATCTGACTGGGTAGTTTGTCATCAATGCGCAACAAGGAGGAGAATTAAAAGAGGATACAATAGTTAATCTATATAAACCTGGTATCCCCTCTCAGTTATAAATTAAAACAGTACCATATGTCTACACATACTATATATAGTGGTGCAGGTAACACATACAATATCTAGTAGCACTATATGTTGTATAACAATATGTACTTAGGACACTAGGTTTTAATAGGGTAGGGTTCAATCTAGGGTGGCAACAACTTCGTTGTTTATCCCCTGAGAATATGCTGTTAAAGAGGTACAATATAGAGGGGTACTATATGTAGTATGTACTATATTAAAGGGTACTTTACAAGTAAGTATACTATTTGTGAGGGATTATCACTATATAAAACAGTAAAGGTAGGTACAGCTAACCCTGTGTCACTCCCTCCCAAAACCAGAATGAACTATGTAGTAACATTTAAATATGTGAAATAATAGCCTTTAACGCTAGTTACCATGGTCCCGCTAAACCACTTTATTGACTGTGTATTGTCAGAAATCCTTTTCTAAAAGCAGGAAGGATGCCTTGCTTGTTTCTTTACTATACCATGCTTTGTTTTTAGTGGTAGTATTTATTATGGGGTTTTTGTTTAGTAAGAGTTTCCTCCTTTCGCTTACGCTTAATCACAGAAACCCCATACCTTTTACTTGCATAGTAGTAATGTATGCTATAATACATTACAAGAAAGGCAATATAAATCAATCCTTCTGGATTAATATATAGCCCTCCTTTCTTTGTTTGTATAGTACGAGCCTCACGCAAGTGAGGCTTTGCTATAGGTAAACATAA